TTTGAATTGTGTAGGTGCAAGATATTGTATTGCACTTAAATCTGCATTCTCAGTATAAGCTCTATAGAGCAATATGTTTTTTCCATTATTAGTTATTATGCTTCCATTTACCATTTTTATTCCTCTAGTTTGCAATATATTGCTGGATAAGTTAAAACACCATACGTATTTGCTGTGGGTGTTATACTTGCTGTTGTTGATGCGTTCTCAGTGATTCTAATCTTGACTTCTACCCCTGGTGTACTAAAGAGTGTCCTTGTATTCAATGTTACTGTTTGCCAAGTGACCCCATTATCAGCTGTGATTTCTACTAATAAAGTTCCAGTTGTTGTACCAAGATTTAATGTAAAATAATTATGAGTTGGACCTTTTGAGATAGCTTCAGTTAAAATATATTGTCCACTCGTAAATGATATAGTTTTAGTTGCAGTAGTCCATGTTGCAGTTGCGGTTGATACTCTATAAAAATCTTCATCATAAAGATATTCTTTGTAAGTATTATCCCCTTGAGTTAATGCTGCAGTTGTTTCTACGCTTCCGCCAACTCCAAGAGTTGAAGTGCCTAATACTCCATAGGTTGTATGTCCTAAAATGAAACTCGTTCCACCTGAACCCCAAATCATAGTTCCCCAGATACCAAATGATGTACTCCCCCATACAGCTTTACTTGCACCATAAAAAGAGGTACCATAAATACCAAATGTTGGATGACCATAAACACCTACATCTCCTCCTAAAGTAGTCTTTAAAAGTTTGACATATCTTCTTTCAAATTCAAACTCTCTATCTGCACTTAACACATGCACAAGTAAATCTGTATCACTTGCATTCTGTTCTTCTAATCTTTTAACTCTTTGATTGATTTCCCAATTAAACATATCAATATCAATTATTGTACTGACAACTTCAATTTCATCATTCCTATAAGGGAATTCTTTTTTAACTCTGACTATAACAAACTCTGCATCAATACTATTAAAATTATCTTGAATGGTTACTTTTTGTCCTACTTCTAAATCACTTACATCTTGAACTGGAATAGTTGATTTTATGATTGGATTTTTATGTTCTAATATAAATTGAGATGCATAATTTTCTGCATCTGATACATTAACAATATCATATTTATGCAATACCTTTTTCTTAATCCCATATGTTACTTGACTTGGTGAGTCATTCACAACAACTGGCACAGGTAAATTATATGAATAATCAATTATTACGTAATCACTTGCACCAGGAGTATATGTATTACTCCAATTAATTGTTTTTTGTTCTTTATCAACACTATAATCATAAGTTGCAGTCGATGATGATATTCCTCCTGTCCTTAATGTAGTTGGTGTTGCAGCACTATCTGCATAAACCTTAGTAGATGTAGGAGTTTCAGTTAATATGATACTGGTTGTAGTATATCCTCCTGTAGTTCCTATTCTACCACTTTCAGTTGTTTCTACTTCTTGCTGGGCTCCTCTTAATTCTATCTGATTATAAAGTTCAGATGCATCATAAATCCATTTTGGACTTTTACTCATATTAGTGCTATCAACTATTACTGTAACTTGACTTGAATATCCTTCAGGTTCAAAATAAACTTTATTCGTATCACTATCATAATAAAACTGCCATCCTATTGTATCTGCTAATACTTTTAATCTATCAAATACACTTACAGACCTACAAATAAATTTAGTGATAACATTAGTTGTTCCTGAATCTTGAATGGAAGTCCCATCTGCAGTTAAATCTGTAAAATCATTAATTAAGGTTTTAAATATCTCACTATATTTCCCTGCTTCTGTATCAATATCTTTATCAAATGATTTAGTTACAATTCTTTGCATGGTAGAATACATCTTATCCATACATGTGATAACTAATAAACCACCACTTGGAGACACGCTAACCACTTCACCTTGAAAGATATATTTCTCAGTTGCGGTTGATACTCCTCTTTGGATAGTTACAGTTTTACCATTCAAAGTTTCATCTATAGTTAATACAGATTGTACTCCTTTAGCTAAAACAACATTCACCATCTTAATAGTGGAATTATCATTATTAGTATTACTTGACCAAGATTGCAAATATGCTCCTACATCTATGGAATTAATATTTACAAGTGTTAATTCTGGTTTTCCTGTTGCCATTTATACTGTCCCTATCATTAATTGCATTGTGAAATCTAATTTGTTTGGGTTACCTTCTGTTTCTGTAAATGTGATTGTTGATAACATTAAATATGTATATCCAAAACTTCCCTGATAAGGAGGTGTTGCACTCGTAGCATTCAAAACTGTCAAGCTTTCATAAGTAGAAACAAACTTAATTGAATTTTGGCTTCCATTAATTAAACTTTCAAGCCATTGTTTTTGTTCAATGATTGTATCAATACTATACCCTGCAACCCTAGTTGAAGATGCATCTGTTAAGACTCCTGATACAGTTATCATTTTGATACTTCCATCATAATCATATAATTGTGTAGTCCCTGGACCTGATGCTGCTATCTCGACTTGTTCTGCTTTACTTGTGATAGTGGATGAAACTTTCTTAACATCCCCCTCACTAAACGTAAATGTTTTACTATTGACTGTTAAACTTACATCTGCCATTTTAGCCACCTATTTTTATCAAATTAAATTCATATTTTGCGTTTTTCTTTATATTCCTTGCATATCCTTCTGCTTCAGAAACTAACTCTTCACCTTTCCTTTTCATATATTCTACGAAGGTATCAGTATTAGTTTCCATGTGAGTCAATCCTGTTTCAAATTTACTTGGTATAGAATCTTTACTTGTTCCCATTGCTGTTTCAGTTTCAAGTCCCATGTTAGTCATACCTAATTTATAAGTCCCATAAACAACACCTGTTTCACTAAATGAATCTTCCATGATGGCGCTTGAGTTCTTTTTCATATCTTCAAGAGGTGCAATAACATCTAAACTTGTTTCATCAGCTAACCCTTTTGCTTCTGCTAATTTCTTTTTATATACAGTTTCCATCTCACCAAGGATTTCAACAGTACCATCAGTGATTGCAGAATTTAAAAAAGTTTTAGTAACTGCAGAAGCAGTTTTAATCCCTTCTCTTGCTTTATCTAATCCACCAGTAATCGCATCCCCAATACCTAAAGGTATTCCTCCAAATAAAAGTTCTATCACATCAAGTATGTTTAACATCATTCTTTCTATGCCTGATATAAATAAATTACTTGCTAACTGTAAAACAATACTGGACAATGATACTACGAATGGTCCAAGTATTGAAGATATACCTGCCATAATATTTTCCATTCCACCTGCCACATCTCCTTCAGCAAATTGTGCTACTGCTAAGTTTGTGAACTCCCTAGCGATTGCCATGAAAGGTGCCATGAATGCTTTGAATATTGAGATTAATGGTTTGATTAAAGCTAACACAGGTCTTAATAACATTATTGCTATCTCAACGATTGGCCTTAATAGTTCACCAATTAATTTGAATATCCCTTTAAGAATATTTTTGACAGGTCTGAGTAAATCATTTACAACTGGACCTATGATAGACATTATTTGTTGAACACCAATACCAATCGCACCTAATGTCCCTGCCATCTTAGCCATCCCACCTACTGCCCCACCACCACCTCCACTTGAAGATGAAGTAGCACCACTAGATGAAACTCCTGCTGAAAAGTCATCACTGACCAATTTAATTATAAATTCTTCTGCCATGTTACATTCCCATTAATAGTTCTGGCTTTTCTGCCATTATTGTCATATAAGTCATTTGATATTTAACCCTTGTGTGATAATCCATACGTCTCAATTCGCTGGGACTAACGTTCATCCATCTGCACATCATTGCATCAGTCACAGCGTCAAGAGCCTGGGAGTCTTGACTTCTCCCTTTCAAAACGTACTTTATTTTTTTTTAAGGTCTTGAACATCATACTCTGCTTCATTGAACTTTTGTCCTGCCTTAAACATTTCATCCATTCTTGAAACTGGTACATGTCTAAACTCTGTCTGGCTTCTTCTGATAAAGATTTCTGGAGTAACTCCTACCCTTTCATCAATGACATCTGTAAACCATTCACAGCTCTTAACACCTAATACAAGTGTAAACTTCTGTAAGAGTCCTGTATCAACAGTAATCTTTTCACGTCCATCTACAACTGATGCTTTTAATGTCTCACTACGTAACCTGACAACATCATCACTATCAAATTTCCTATATATGATTTGTTCTGATGTCTCAGGGGTTATAGTTTGTTCTTTCTCTACATTTACTATTTTATTTTCGTCCATCGGTTTCACCTTTTTATACTGTATTGTCTTCTACTGCACTTAATGTTTTTGCTGTTAAACTAATATCTTCTCCAATTACTTCATTTAAATCTGCTGTCATAGCAAAGTCAGTTATTGGTACTCCTGAAAAGGTCATAGTCATGCTCCTAGTCCCACTTACAAAATTTAATACTAAAGTTGCATATTCAGTTGGAGTTCCATCTGAAGTTGGAGTTGTTGCACCTAAAGCTGCAGTAATCAAATCATTGTCTAAATACTTTAATGAAACTTTAATGTTATAGTTTCTTTCTTTAGGTAATGCGTTTACTCCTAATCTGCTTCCTACACCGAATAAAATCTCTTGATTATTTTTGATACTAACATCAATACTATCAATAATGTTTGGTAAATCTGTCCCACTTGGGAGTTCTATGCTTCCCCCTGAGAAGTTATAAACATCTTCGTCATCTAGTGCTACTTGAGAACTTAAAGTTGTATCTACAACTGCTAAAGCTGATTTAAACTCTACTGAACAACTTGTTACTTCACCAACTGCTGATTTGATACTTACTGATTCTATAACAGTCCCTGAATGTGTTTCTTCTAAATCTGTTGCAGAACTTCCTGGGTTATCAATATTATGTGCGATGGTTATGCTTGGTGGTATATTTGCACCTGTGTAAGTGTAAGGGTCTGAACCTGCAACTGTTCCCAGTACATATTCCATGAAAGCCCAATTAGTTATCTTGAAATCAAAACTTCCTGATAAATCTAATTTACCTGCTGTGAATTTAACAACATCTCTTCCACCTGATGTAGTTCCTACGAATCCTCTATTTTCTGCAAGATTATTCGCAATACTTGATTTGTAACTATTTAATAATCCAATATGTGTAGTTGTTGCTACAGCAGTATTATATGTAGTTTCTGCACCATATAACACATAACTGTGAACTCCTCCAATTGATTCTGAGTTTGCCATTTTATTTATTCATATCCTCCATTCTTGTAGCCATCCTACGTAATTGATAATTAGTATCTTTGGCTGATTCTTTTAATATCTCATTCATTTTCTTTAACTCTTTTAAAATATCGTTGTCTACTTGTCCCATATTACTCTCCCCGTTTCTAGTTTGTAATAATGATTATGCCAAAACCCATATATTAACATTCCCATTCCTAAGATTCCAAAGAAATGAAAATGCTCATAGTACCATACATGCCATCCAGTCAAATACATAATAAGACCTACAAGAATATCACATACTCCTGCCATGATACTTGCTTTGATACTTCTTTTTTCTGAGTTCATTTTAATTTTTTTCATAATTGAATACACTTTCAAAATCAATGTTCTGCTGCATTATCTTATCTTTTCCTTTTTCAAGTGGCATTGTAATGAGTGGACCAAGAGATAAAGGATTTACTAAGCTATTCATGTAATAGAACGATGTCCTGTTCTCTATGAAGACAGTTCTTATCTTAGTAATGTAATCCGTAAGGTCTGAAATAGTCTTGTCATATACGACTACTGTGAACGTGAAGATGCTTTGATAAACATTCCCGAATCCACCTGGTGATGTTTGCATGCTGATAATATCAACTGCAATTCTTGGGAAACTTGAGATGCTTAATTTTGTCTTTGGGAAATCTGGAAATATCTTATCTGCACCATAATCATATGGGATTGTATAAGCTCCAGTCTGTGCAACTGTGAATGTGATTTTACATTTAATTGTAGTGTCAAGGTACATATAATCTACTTGGTAATCTGAACCAAAGCTTAGTAAGACTCCTCCTACTGTAACACTTCTAATATTTTTGATATTTGTTACATCTATAACTAAATCTGAATCAGCTGAGAATGTTCCAGTTGCAGAGGTAGTTGTTACAGCTCTTTGGGTTGTAGTAAATATATCTTGATTCCTAACAAAAACTACAAGTTCTTGTTTGATTTGTTTTATATCTAAGTATGCCATTTTATGTGAATGCCCTCTTCAAATTTAGTCTTACTAGTCTTGCAAAATGATTCCTGAATGTGTTTCGGATGAAAGGTTGAGGTCTTGTTCCAGGATGATGAACCACTTTAGCAACAAATTCTTTAATAGGTTTCCCTGATTTAGTTTGTCCTAATGTTTTCCCCCATGCTAAGGCTTTCCCATTCTTAGGTCTGATTATATGAGGAGGAGTTCCAAACTCAACATACATTGCATAGTCTTTCATATAGATTTCAATAGTTTTCCCAGTGACCCTATACTTAATTGAAGCTTTTAATGCTCCAGTGTCCACAGGTGCAGCTTGAGCAAGGAATGTTCTTAAGTCGTTAGCTAGACCTACTTTAAACTGATTCCATTTAAATTCCCAAGTTTTAGCTGATACTGTTCCTGTCTTCATTCAATTAAGAAACATTGTGCATATTTGTAAAACACGTTTGTTCCTAGCCTCCTAGTCAATACATTGTCAATCCTATAAACTTCACCTTGATATGTGATTTTTGAATCCTTCTCTAAAGTTAATGCGTTCTTTGCTAATACTACTGCATCTGCATTATCCATTAAACCTTGAATCTCTTGTGAGTATTTTTCATCTCGTTTATAAAATGTGAGTGTAACATTGCCAGGAGTGCCATCTGAAAGACTTTCTTCACCAGTTATATTAGAAGTTGTTTTAGTTACAGGAGTATATGAAACTACTTTACCGAAATTGTCCAGCATTCTTTCGTATGCTAATACTCCTCCACTTAAATTTAATGCCATTTTTGACCTCCTAGTCTTGTTTATACTCCGCTTAGAGTTTCCTTAACCCCAGTACCCAATGAAGGGTAAAGGGGCAAAAGAGGTGAGTCCCGAGGACTATGCAAAAGATGTGTATCTTACTAATGATTTTTCTAATATTACTTTCTCTTTATTCAACATATCCCATGCTCCTTTGATATTTATATAGGCCTGACCAATTGTCAAACTTCCTTCAGGGAGTGAGTATGTGCTTGGAATGTTATGAGTTCCACCTGCTTGTGTCATCAATGTCATTAATGCTGCACAGACTATCACGTATCTTTTTACAAAGTAAGGCATATCATATTTGCCCCACCAATAAGAGAATACATTTGCTTGTGGATATACTGCTGTCCAAAAGTATACTTCTGGTTGTTTATTTGTACTTAATAATAATTTCCCAGAATCCTTATACTGATAAATATTAGCTGTGGTTATAGAGACAGAGTTACTTTCTGCGGATTCTAAGAGTACAAGGGGGTACTTGTTTAGAAAAATACTATCTGTGTTGTCTCCATCTCTTAGCTCTTCATCAATATAAGGGTTTTGAGCTGTATAAAGTATTTTATAAGTTGATGTTGCATCTGGGTTTGTAGTCCAATCTGAATCTAATGTTAGAGTTGTTGCTCCTGTATCAGAGATTTTCTTAATCTGGCCTTCACCAGTTCCACCTGTAATCCAACAATAAGTGTTAGTGTTGTATGCATCAGTAGTCCAAGTTTTAGTAGCATCTTCTAATTCGTTATCTGCTCCACCTGCATCAGCCGTACCACTATCTTCTGGGTTCCAGTAAGTAGTATTAGTAATCCTATCAACTTGTGCCTCTGAACCTAATATTAACTGATTAACACTTGCTTCAGGGACTTCAGTACTAGTCATTCCTGCTGTTGCGTAAACTTCATCTGCTGTGCAATACATTTTTTAGTCCTCTTTTCTTTGATATAATGAATTGAATTTCTTTGATTTAGTAGCTGGTTTCTTTTTAGATGATGTGAAAGATTTAGTTTTCATTTCGGGTTCTTTCTTTTCTTCTATAATTTTAATATAAGCTCTACCTTTTTTATCTTTACATATAATATAATTCGGGTCTTCTGTCATTTTCTTGTGTCCTCCAATACTCTGTGTTGTATGTACCATAAATTAAAAAAGAGAAAGCTTAAAGCTTTCCTAAAATATAAATTGTTCTAGCTTCATTATCAGTTGAACCTGGAATAGTAACTACTCCTGCTTCTGTGATAGTTGCTACTGGAAGATTTCCATCAGTTGCTGCTGTACATCTTGCACTTGCGATTTTTGAGCCATCAATTAATGCACTTACATCAATAGTGTCTGCGTCATCTGCAGTTGCAGGAGTAACAATAGAAAAGATGTTGAAACCTACTTGTGGGTCGATTGTATAAGTACAATCTGCTAAAAGTATTGCTGCCATTTTTTATTTACCTCGTTTACCTGTATAGTACTAATGCACTACAAGGTGTTCCTGTTGCACCTGCGAGAGTGATTACGTTTGTTGCAATTGTATGAAGCTCTGAAGCTCCAGTTGCATCTAATGTAGGCCAAGCTAACTTAATTGCTTTAGCGTTAGTCACTGTCCAAGTGTCATCTGCTGCTGCCTTTGCACCTGATTCAATATAACCAAGTTTCCAGCCGCCATTTGTAACTCCACCGATAGGGTTGAGTCTCTTTACACTTACATTTTCGTTTGTCATTTTGTATGTACCTCATTAAAAAAAATAATAAAAGGAATCGTTTAAAGGATTCCAGTTACTGAAGCACAAAAACCAGTGTTCTTGATTAAGAAAGTTTCATATATCTTTAACATGAATTTTCTACTGTCATTAGTTTTTGCAAGTTCTTCATACATCATGTCTTGTAATACTCTCATTTCAACAACGCTCATATCTAAGAAATAGATTGCTTTGCTGGATGAAGTGTTAGTCATAAACATGCTTGGTACAACTGGAATACTTCCTACCATAGTGTGTAATACGATAGTTGTGAATCCCCAGAAAACTTGTGCTTCTGCTTTTAAATATCCAATCTTTTGAGTTAGTAAACTAAGTAAGTCAGTGTAAACTGCACTTGAGCATAAAGCTAAGTTTGGTCTTCCACCATCGTCGAAAGCATACTGAACTGCTGTATTGATGTCATCTAATCCTAAAGCTTCTCCGCCTTTTGCTACTGTGTTTACTGAACCCATTAATGTAACGATTCCAGAATACTCAGATGCAGTTGAACCTGCATTACCATTTACGATTAAATTCTCTTGTAATTCTCTCATCTCTCTAGTCTTAACAAGAACTTCCTGTTGCATACTATTTGGTGAGCCTTGGTCTTGGAAAGGACCTGTTGCACCTGAACCTGGGTTCATACCAGCTAAGATATAACTTGGCTGTGCTGCAATTGAAGGACCTGTTACTCTTCCTACTGCGTACAAGAACTTGATTGCAGTGGATTGTCTATCATATGTAGTATTAGTTTCACTTAAAGCTGCATCTTCTAATTGAGTAGAAGCTCCGCCTTTTCCAGTGATGATGTTATAGTCTGCATACATACCTTGGTTAGTTACTCTTGGTACTAACTCAATGATAGGAGTATACTTTCTAGTTGTATCAATAATCTTAGGGTCTACATAAACTGGAACCATAGCATAACCTGCTGTACCTGCTCCGCCTGATGTAACTCCTTGTGCTTTTAATGATGCCATTCCACTAGAGAATGCACTTTTAAGATTTGCTCTGTTATCGACTTCGCCGATTCCTTTCATTCCACTTGGGTCTGCGTAAACAGTACCATGTGGCATTGAACCAAAACTTAGTGCGTAAACGCCAGTTGAATCGAAACCATCTCCGATTGATTTTGTGTTTGCCATTTTATTTTATTACCTCATTAATTAATTAAAGACATCATACTTTTGATTTCTTTAACTTCTGCTTTTTTCTCAGTGTTAGCTAATCCTTTTAAAATTGGTTTCTTCAAAGCTTTTTCAAACTTATCCATCTTAGTACCTAATAATTCAAGTTTTGCTTTTAACTGAACATTTTCTTTTGATAGAGATTTAATTTGTTCCATTGGACTAACTTCAGGAACTTCTTCCTTAACTTCTTCCTTTGGTACTTCAGCTGCCTCTTCAACAACTGGTGCCTCTTCTTTCACTTCTTCAACTACTGGTTCTTCAACTGTTTCTTTGATTTCATCAGTAGTCTCTTGAACATCTTCTTTTATTTCTTCTGTCATTTTGTCACCTTCAATGTTTTTCATGTATGCTGAACTTTTGTAAAAGCTTTCTGTCATTCTGGCTCCCCTATTGACTGGATTACCAGTTATAGCGACATTTAATAGCTCAATACCTTTTAATAAAGTAACATTTGAACCGTTAATGACTTCATTAGCATAATCAAGAACATTATATGCAATACTGAATGCGTCTAAGAATCCTTCTTGAACACTGTTCCATATTGACTTGAATTTTATATGATGTCTGTTTATTTCTGCTTTGACCCATAGACCAGTTGCATCAATGTCAGCATCAAGAATCTTACCTACTGGAATATCATTCTCTCCAGTAAACGTGGAATGCTCAACATCAAGTTTCACATTACCTGCTTTGATTTGAGTAAGCATACTTTCCATGCAACCCTTAGTCACAATCTCATTAGCTCGGTCTACTTCATCAGTTGAAATATATCCAGTAACATAATACTTTTTACCACTTTTAGTACCTAATTCTTCGTACTTCATAGTGTTCGTTAAGAACTTAAATTGAGGTTTTTCTTTCATTTTAGTATTCTCCTGATTTTAATCTTTTTAAATCATTTCAATTTTTAGGTGTATGTCCAACTCATATCTGTCTCTTTAACAAAAATGTCTGAAACTCTAACCATTGTAATTCAATTATCATTTTTTAGTCTCCTTAATAGTAAACCCTAACACTTCTTGCATGTAAATTAACTTCTCTTCAATAGATGGAACTTTAGTCTCAACTTTTACATTACCCATTGACTTTGTTTCTTCATCATCATCCTCTTGTATGAATATTAAAACACTTCTACAATTTGGATGTGCAGGAGGGGTATCAAACTCTTGTCCCTTCCAACGAAACTTTGCATCTAAAGGGATTTTAACTCCATCTAAATCTCTACATACTGAACTTGTACGGGTGTCTAAGTGAGCATCCCATTGCTTCATTAATTTTAATCCTGATTGTCTTGCTGCATCAATATGACCCATGTTCTCTGCTCGGTTCATTTCAGTCCTTGCAATCATTCTTGCTCGGTCACGTCCAATGTCCATAACCTTCTCAACACGTTCCTGGACCTTATTAACACTTTCCAGGTTCATAACACCTCTTTGGATTTCTTGCCTTAGTCTCTCAGCCATATCGTCATTCATACCCTTTATATTTTCAAACGTGTATGTCTCTAACATCCTTATCCTTTCAGGAGATTCCATGAAATTCATATCAAATTTGACCTCTGCTTCCTCAAGACCAATATTATAATGCTTTCTAACACTATCTAATACCAAATCATTTATACTGTTCAGATTTAATAACTTAATAAACTTGTTAGTCAAATCTTCAATCATACCTTTTAGTTCTGGGTTCATTGTATTTGGTCTAAGTTACTGTTACCATATAAATCTAATGCTGCACTAATCTCTTTTGCTTTTTGTTTGAGTTGTTGGTCTAACTTCTCTTCAAACTCATTTTCATACTTCTCAGCCTTAGCAGGGATTACTACTGCGGCCTTAATCATTTTAAGCTCTTCACTGAAATATACATCATTACCAGATGCAAAATCAATTAAGTAATAATCTTCATTACCATTATTCATGATTTTACGAATGTTCCCAGTTTCACCTGCATGGCTATTACCTGAACTCATTACTTTAACTTGGTCACCGATGCTATACTGAACTGCTTTTAACATTGATTTAACTTCTTCTTTCCCACCATAAACATAGACTTCATCAGAACGAGATTTAGCAAATGCTTCTGCATCTTTTAAGTTATCAAATGATTCAATTAAAAATAATTGTTCACCTGGTATATCAAAATCATCAATACCTACAACAGCATATCCTTCTTCAGGAGTATGGTCTTCTATATCTTTTAACATTTCTTTTAACATTATAAACACCCCACTGTAACTCTTGCTGCCTCTATACATCCTGGTATCACTGACCTTAATCCCTTATCTAGTTTATTAAAATGTTCAGCTAAGTCTAAAGTGTATTTATCTAATTTTTCTTTAAACAGTTTAACCTTCTTCTTTAAATGTGCTTCAGGTTTGTATATCTTATGCATGTAATCTCCAATA